CGGCAGGGTTGATCGTTGCTATCGTTGGGGTTGGTGCAGCCCTTATCGCCTATTTCTGGGATGATATTGTAGAAGCGTGGAACGGATTGTCTGCCAAGGCAACCGAACTATTCAGCCAGATGAAGGACTGGTTTCTAAACATCGACTGGAAGGGCGTCGGTGTTTCTATAATGAATGCGATCTGGGAGGGCATGAAGTCTATCGCAGATCAGATTGTCGAGTGGTTTATAGCCAAGTTGACGGAAAATATGCCGGATGCTTTAGCTAAATTTTTGGGGCTTAAAGATGATCCTGAAGCGGTTGCGCAACCTGCTAACAAAGTATCGATAAAGCCAACTGGTGAGACGGTTTCAAGTTATCAACCCGTAAAACTATCTGATGATGCATGGGATGAAAAGTTGCGACTTCAGCAGGAAGAATGGAGCCGTCTTCAAGGCAATCTAGCCAAAACTGGTGACGCTAATGCAGCCAATGCGGTGGTCAACGACAGTCGTCAGGACAATCGCAATCAGTCGCAGACAAATCACATTCAGGTCAATCAAACAGTAACCCAAGCAACGCAGGCCCCTGCGGCGGCAGCACAAGCCACCGGTCAAGCCGTTGGACAAGCTGCAACCGCGCAACGTTCGCAGTTGGAAGTTGAACCATCACAGTGGGATTGATCATGACTGCTATCGCATTTTCTTCCACAATCGGGCCTGTTCCGATTGATTGTATCCTGTCGGAAAAGCATACGTCGGAAATCGAGATAACGGCCAACCCGATTGAAACGGGCGCTGAAGTCAATGATCACGCTTATGTAAAGCCGAAAAAGGTCACTCTGGATGCGGCTGATGAAAGTGCCGCCGCCGCATACAATGCCCTGGTTGCCTTTCAGGAAAGCCGGGTTCCATTCTATCTGGTCACCGGACTGACGGTCTATCCTAATATGTTAATCAAGATGATTACAGCAGATCGGGATAAGACTTATTCAAATGTGTTGCGTGCATCGGTCGATCTTCAGGAAGTCATAATCGTCAGTACGGCAACTGCATCCGTTGATGTTGGGGATACTGGTGGAACACCATCCGGGCAACCCGGCGGCGAGAAAAGCACCAGTTCCGCCAGCCCGTCGAAAGCGCGTTCAGGCGATGCTGTGACCGGTGATCGGGCAACAGGAACTGTTCAACGTGGCGATGCTCGTGCCAAGACTGTATCACCGGCCAAGAACCAATCTTTGCTGAAGCAGATCACGGGGTGACCGATGTCAGTTAAGTCCTTTATCCAAATACGGTTTCGCCATTTCCCACATTTCCTTTCTCTTTTCGGGCGAAATCCAAGCGTAGAGAAAATCAGCAGCTTCGGGTGTAAGAACAGTGGTGATGACATCGCGAGTTCCGTCATTAAAGGTGATGCCAAGATGTCCGTCACGCCCCACTTTAAATTGGAAACTATCAACAAGGATTTCGGGGACATCACCCCCGTTGTCTTCAAGGACGGGTCTGTCTTTCTTCATGTAGTACCTCATTTTCCAAAGAATTCAGGTGCACATTAGCATGATTGAATTCGAAATAGCGGATCACGCAGATCAGAAGTTCGCAACCACCCTGAACGGGCGGCGGGTTAGCATTCGTTTGCGATACAATCCGACTACCGAACGATGGTCTTTCGATCTGTCCATTGACGGTGAAGCTGTTTTGCATGGACGGCGGATCGTGACAGGTGTCGATATGTTGGCTGCGTTTGACTTTGGGATCGGCGTCATTTTTGCACTGGCTGAAGGCAATTCAGTGCCGGGACGAACCCAATTGCCGGAAGGTCGGGTCAAACTTTACCATGCCACGGATGATGAAGTAGATGCGGCAATATCTTCGTAAAGTTCGTGTGACGTTCCCCGGTGGTTTCGTCATCAACCCAGACAGCAAAGTCGCCAAGCATGAACTGAAGATCTACTTCAATATTTCTAAGGGTGTCAGTGGATCGGCTAACACCGCTGAAATCAAGATTTGGAACCTAAGCGAAGATCATCGGAATTCAGTTGGCAAGGAACTGGATGACATCATTCTTGAAGCCGGATACATGCCGCCGGAAGGCGGTGGCAATGTCGGCATTCTGTTCCAAGGTCAGATACGGGATGTCGAACACACTCGTGATGGCCCAGACATTATAACGATCATCAGTTGTGGTGACGGGGACCGGGCATTCCGCAAGGCGACCATATCCAAGACTTACCCCAAGGGCACGCCGGTTCAGGAAGTTGTTGAAGGAATTTATAAGGAACTGGAAAAGGAAGGCATCAAGAAAGGGGAATGGAAGTTCCCCGATGATATCGATGCCAAGAAGTTTAAACGTCCCTATTCAATGTGTGGAGCGTGCAGCCGTGAATTGAATACCCTGGGACGTGGCAAAGGTTTCTACTGGTCTGTTCAGAATGAGACGATGGAAGTCATTCCATCCGATGGTCATCTGCCTGGTGTTGTTCTAATCACCCCGGAAACCGGAATGATCAACACGCCGACGATCACCGACAATGGTGTGAAAGTGTCAGCACTGCTGAACCCTGAAGTACGTCCCAATCGGACTGTTAAGATCGAAAGTCAGACATTGGAAATGAACGGTGAAGGCGGACTGTATCGGGTCAGCCAAGCTACATACACCGGCGACAATCGTGACGGCACCTTTGAAGTTTCCATTCACGGGGAAGCGATCAAGGGTGGCAAAGTCGATGAAGGTAAGAAAAAATGAGCATGGGTTACAAGGGCAAGACGACCAATCTTGGCCGTGAAAACGTAGCTGTTCAGGCCCAGGCGGAACGGGAAAGCCAGTTTGGAGAAATCCCCGGCAAGATTGTTTCGTTCGATCCCGCCAAGCAAACAGCAACCATCCAACCGCTTTATAAGCCGAAGCACAACGGTGAAGCGATTGATATGCCGGAACTGCTGGAAGTGCCTATCAGATTTCCAAGGGCGGGCCACGGTGCCGATACATTCCCTATTCAGGAAGGAAACATCGTTACGTTGCGCCCGCAAATGCGGTCCAGCGAAAACCATCATGAAGACGGCAATTACGAAGCGTCAGATAGCCGATCAATGGCCTTGTCTGACATGGAAGCCTATCTTGATGGTGGTGAAAGTCTGAAAGACCCGATTGCAAACTTCGACCCTGACAACCGGCATATTCGTTTTGATCCAGACGGCCAATACGGCATTCGAGGATCGAAGGACGGTAAGATAAAAATCGAAGGAAATCAGGGCAATATCTATGACCTTCTAGCTACAGTCGTGGAACTGCTGGCTAGCGACACACTGGTAATCAATTACGGGTCATCCGCCGGAAGTGGTCACCAACTGGAACATCAGGCCCAGTATGCCGAAATCGCCGGTAAGTTGCGGGCAATGGCGCTTGAATAATGCAGCGTGTCGGCTTGTCTTTAAAATCTGAAGATGGTGCGCCACACGATCTTCATTTGGATGCATCCGGTAATCTGGCTTTGGTGTATGACGCTGAAGCTGTCGGGCAGCATACACGACAAAGGTTGAAGACCTATGACGGTGAATGGTTTCTGGACACAACTGCCGGGGTTACATGGTTAACGGATATTCTTGGCCGTCGGTACGATCCTTCATTGGCGGAAGCTGTCATCAAAGCGGAAATTCTCGATACGGATGCGGTGACCGAAATCACCAGTTTTTCGGTGCGCTTCAACTACGAAACCCGCGATCTGTCAGCCTATTCGATTTCGGTTTTGACCGAATATGATCAGGAAATTGCGATATGAGTGAATACGGCGTTCAGCCAACTGGCTTTGTGCGAAAACCCCTGTCTGTCATTTTGGCGGAAATCGAAGCGTCACTGATCACCGAATTCGGTCCCGGTGTAATCCAGACGGTCCAATCTCCATTGGGACAGTTGAACGGGCTATTTGCTGATCTGGCAAACGAAAGCTGGGAACGGGGTGAAGACCTCTACCAATCTTATGATCCCGATCAGGCCGAAGGCAATCGGTTGGATACGCTTGGCCGTATCCGATTGCTTTCACGCGGTGATGACACCGATGAACAATTTCGGCAGGCGATCACTAATCGTGGACAAGCCCGCATCGATCTACAGGATTTGTCACGGGCTATCGGCGGTTTGGATGGCGTCACTTATCATCAGGTTTTCACAAATGAAACTGGTGAGATTGACACCGGGTTGGAACGGGGCACTGTGGCTGTTGCAGTGATTGGTGGTGACGATGAAGAAATTGCACGCACGATGCGACGGCACATTGCACCGGGTATTAACACCTACGGCAACCATCCTGTTTCATCGGAGATAGACGGTTATTGCCGATCTGCTTATATTATTCGTCCTATCCCAGTGCCGGTCACGCTGACACTGAATGTGAAGGCATCGAAAGACCGGTACGGTTGCCCACCACCTTCGCCAACCGCGATACGGGCCGCTTTGATTGAAGACTGGGAAGCAACCCGGATCAACGGATTGGATATTACGTCATTTTCGTTGCGATCACTTATCGAAAGCAGATTTCCCAACATTGAACTGCTGACATTCGTTGGAGAACGAGACGAGATTGGGCAGGTCCACAATCAACCAGTCGATATTGCGTTTATTGAAATCGCGGAACTGTCTGAAGCCAACACAACGGTAACAATAGCACCATGACAATCTGTCCTGCTGACTTTGAACTGGTTGAACCGCGCATCGACCGGGTGCTGACGCAGTATCGTGAAAGTCCAAAATTACTTCATCTGATCCGTACTTATTTGCGTCAGTTGGAACAAGCCGAACAGGCGATCTGTGATCTGCCCAACTATTTCGATATTGAAGCAGCCATAGGCGATCAATTGACACTGATCGGCAAGCGCATGGGTTGGCCTCGCTGCCATTGTGTCTGTGATGTTCAACCGGTTTTCGGCTTTGAATGTGAAGGCGTACCAGAAGAATACCCGATTGCCGGGTTCTGCGATGACACCGTTACCTGGGTTGATTGCGGTGAATTTGGTATCGGCGACATCTGTATCAACGACGATGAACTGTATCGGAAATTTTTGAAGGTGCGTCGCTATCAGATGATGGCGCTGTTCGACATCGAAAATCTAAACAAGGCCGTTCAAACCTTTTGGGGTGAACAGGCCATGGTGCTGGACGCTGGTCACGGTCGGGTTGTTGTCGCCCCAGGACGCGATCTGACCGATGTCGAAATTGCATTGCTACAACTTTACCCACGGGTTCTTCCTGTTACCCCAGGCATAGAAATACGGTTCCACTTCGGTGCGCTTCCTGTCTTTGGTTTTGGCGAAGGTTGGGGCGGTTTTTGTGAACCTTGGGAACCTGATGGTCTGACAATCGCAACCGATAATGGCGATTTACTAACAACTGAAAACGATGTCGAGATCACGACTGGTCCGCTGACCCGTGATGCCGTGTGGATGTGTGAATTCGATGTCAATCCATATGGCTGCTTTTGAAAGGTAACGTAATGGCAGATTTCGATCCCCCATTTGCAAATAGTGCAGAAAAACGGATGCCCAATGCATCCGAACGTGAAAACGGAATGCCATGTGGCCCTGCCATGCAGGCGCTGTTCAACGGCTTGTTCAACAATTTGCAGGGACAGTTTAAACACCTTGGCGCTCAGGCCGGTGTTTCCCCGAATGGTGAAAATGATCACACCTTCAATTTTCGTGCAATCGAAGCTTTGATTTCTGCTGCAACTGGTGGTGGCGATACATCCCAATATCTGCTTATTTCCCAAGCACGCGCACGGTTACCGATCTTTCCCGAAATTCTGTCAGCCGATGGCCGGATGAATGTGATTTCGCCAGCTTCTGGAACAGTTAGGGTTCCAGGTGGTGTAGATTTCATGCATCGCGGTATATTCCCCGCGACCACTGTCGAAACTGATTTCGGCACTGATGCAAGCAAAACATACCACATCAGGTGGAACCCAACCGATGGTCTATCGTTAAATGATCTGGCATTGGGAACTTACAATCCCAATACATTGGCCGAAACGGATGCAGCGTTTGATAGCGATTACGACGATATGTTGATCGCGCGGGTCATTACCAATTCATCGAATGTAGCGACCATAACCAATCTTGCGAACAGAGATAGATTGTTCAAATCAGTCGAAAAGACGACTGTTGAAACCGATCCTAACAGTTGGTCCAACACAGGCAGTTTGACTGCTGATGTTCATTGGGCACGAACACCCGTACCATCAATCATGAACGCCGTTGGTGAAGTAACCAATAGTTACGACACGATCACAAGCCTTTTCGCTAATGCAGATCGTTACACAGTAACTGGCGCTGCTTACGGATACGGACAAATCGGCAATGGTGGCCTGTATCAATCTGGCACCATTAAGATCGGACTGACAGCGTAGGACTTATCATGACTGGTATTCAAATCGACGAACTGAATTCAACAGTTCTTCCCAGTGAGGATCACGAATTCGCCGCAATGAAGGACGGCCTGACGGTCAAACTGACTATTGGGCAAGTCGTAAATCTGGCGAAAGCGGCTATTGTTGGGGGCGCACCGGAGGCGCTTGATACACTTAATGAAATCGCAACTGCATTGAATGATGATGCCAATGCAGTCAACGCCATCCTTTCATCGATTTCAAATGTCGATAATACTGCTGACTTGAATAAACCTGTCTCCTTACCACAGCAAAACGCGCTGGATGGAAAGCAAACCACTGATGATCTGGTATTTGTATCCGGTCGTGTCACCAACCTGAACAGCTATACAATCCCGCTTCCTGCCGGATTTACAGAAGCCCAATGCACGTTTCTTTGGGCTAGTTCTGGAACTGACAATTCAGGATACGACAGGGCGTATGGGTATACCGGGGCAAGCAGATCGGCATTTTGTCATTCTGGTGCAGCTTACTATCGATCCATTTCATATTTGGTCATTGGGAGGAAGTAATTTTGAACTACTACATCGTCAAAGATAATGCCATTCTCTCAACGATCAGTGGCCCGGTTAATGAAGACGATCTTGCAACGCGCGGCGAAACCATGCTTGCCACTGAAAAGGTCTATGAACCGGGCTGGGTGAAAAAAGGAAGCGGTTTTGTCGCCCCAACTTTGCCAGTTCAGGAACAGATAGTTGAAGCGGTTGATCTTGTTCATACTCGACACGCCGAATTTCTTCGTAACCTTACTGGCAATGCCACCATCGAAGAACGGGATACTTGGCAGGCGAAAGCGCTGGCCGCCGAAGCCATTCAGGCTGGAACGGCATCCGCAATTCAGCAGGAAATGATTGCAACAGAAGCATCCGTGGTTGGCGAGACCGAAGAACAACTGGTGCAGACAATCCTTGCGAAGTACGGCGCTTACCAAAAGCTGATTGGTCTGGCATCGGGGTTGCGCCGGAAAACCGAAGCCGCGCTATCTGCTGCATCCAATAAAGAAGAA